ATGACGCGCGGGCGGTTTTCCAGCGCCTCTACGCGGGCCTCAAGCCTTTGCACCTTGGCCAGCAGGTTCTTGTATCGCAGATCGTCGGCCAGAAACTCGATCTTCATATCAGCGTCCCCTGTGCAGGTTCTGGTGGGTCTGCATGTATTGCGCGATTGCCCTTGGCTCGCGGTTGCAAACCCGGATCGCGCGGCGATGCAACGATTGTTCCAATAGCGGCGGCAAGCTTGGCCTCGGCTTCGGCAACGTGGGCCGGGCAGTATCCAAAGCGGCCTCGCTTATCAGGGGCCAAGCTGGAATAAAGGCCAGGTCGTCGCCATTGGGTTGGGGTATCTGCCCCGCAAAAGAAACAGGTGGCCATTTCATCCCCATGGGTATGTCAACTCCCCTGCCAGCATGTCCGCGACAACGGGCAGGAACTCGTAATCCTTGCCGTTTGTAGCCTCCCAAGTTGCCTTGGAGGCGTGATAGCCATTCGGCCCCCGGTGGCAATCAAAGCACAGCGGGATCACCCGGAAGTCATCGCGCAGCTTCTTGTCGCCGGTAACGTGGTGGGCGTCCGATGGACCGGGCTTTCCGCAAATGACGCAGGAAAGCAATTTGACCCGGCCCATGTGCTTCTTGCCCGCGTCCGTTTTTCGCTTCGGCTTAGGTTCTTTAAGCCCGAGCGGGGGCTTGTTCGCAAAATTCATGCTGCCACCTCGTCGTGAAGGGTGATGCCCTTTTCAGCCGCCCATGCCGACATGAACTCCATCAGGTCTGACATCTGCGACTTACTCAGGCGCGAGGATCGGAACCCAATAGGGAACGGCTCCCCATTGAGCCCCATTTCAAAGCGGGTCGCATGTCCCATTGCGTGCATGAACAAATCACGCCACGTTTCCGGGGTGTGCGCCCGGCCATCCGGCTTGGCTCGGGATATGTCCGACAACATCGCCCAGAAACGCGAGTTCTGATCGGTCGTCCGCTTGGCAGGCGCTATCGTCATCACAGCGCCCACCGGGGCGGCGTCGATCAAGCGGTGTGCCTGATCGCGCCGATAGCGGCTGTCCAGGATAACGGTTTGGCTCATTGGGCGACCGTTGCGCCCAACTCGATCTCGCGGGCTGCGTAGGCTTCCGCGACCACATGGAATAGGTCGGGGTAATCGCCCCGGAATCGTTCGATCATCGGCTCATGGCGCGTCCAGCGGTTCGCCAGCGCACGGTCGCCCTTCACCGCGTTGAAGTCCGCGACAATGGCTGCGGCGAAGGCTTCGGCCTTTTGCTTCGCGGTCGCGTTCTCGGGCAGGCTGTCCATCACGCCATCGCGCCATGCGTCACCCAAGGCTTCTGCCGCCAAGTTCTGCCGCTTCGGCTCATCCTTCGGTGGGGCCTTTGCAGCGGCGTTGCCGTCGTCATCCTCGGGGGCAATTCCGGCCATGCTCATCAGCCCATAGCGCCGGGCGTAGGTGACAGCCGAGCCATACCCCTGCATGTCATTCTTGGACACGATTAGCGGAACGCGACACTCGACCGTTTCGCCGCTCACATGGGCCAGGATCGTTTTCACATACCGTCCAACCTCATCCTCGCCGGTCGGCTGCATGACGCAAATCCCGTTTGCGGTCAGCGCCGGAAGGCACGCCTCCATCACGCTTGCCAGATCGGCATACTTGCTCTTGAAGGCCGGGTTGACCGCCTGTTTTAGCGCAGGCCCCATCGCGGCCTGTGCAGCGGCAAGGGCGGCGTAAATGCCCTTGTGTTCAGTGATCTTTACACGCTCGTTCATTCTCTCTCTCCATTTTTGGGGTTGCCGGGGAAGCGGCGACAATCCGCCCCGGCTCGGATTCCAAACGGGGGAGGACTACCCGCTGCCACCGCAATTCGTGGCCCCTGCGGCGGACACCACATCTACCGCAGGGGCTGACAGACGAGACGGCCATCCCGAGTTTGAGTTATCGGTCCTTGGCCTGGGCATCCCGGTATCCGACCGGGCGCGGATTCCCGCGTTGTGCGGGGAATTGAATTGCGCGGTCATTCTGCGGCCATCGCGAAAAGGTCGCCGACAGACCGCTCAGCTTCGGCCAGATTGCGACCGGCCTGCTTGGCGTATTCCGGCTTCAATTCAAAGCCGATGTAACGGCGGAATTGCTTTACTGCCTGATAGCCGGTCGATCCAATGCCGTTGAACGGGTCCATGACGACATCGCCGGGCTTGCTGTAGAGACGCAGGCATCGGTCGATCACGTCGAGTTGCAACGGGCACACGTGCTTCTCGTCGTTCTCGGCTTTCATCCGGTTCAGGACGTTGCCCTGCTGGATATCCATCCAGACCGGGCTGGCGAGGCGCTGCCATTCGTAGACGTCGAATTCGGCGTATGGGAACAGTTCGGCGATCTGTTCGTCGGTCGGCACGGCAGATGCCAGGCCGTGCCGGTGCATTTCGGCCAGCCATGTCCTGACGATCCGCACGGCCTCTTTCGTGTCGCCAGGCGCTGCGTGCATGATCCGGTCCGGATTGTCGCCGTCCTTGCGGAAGAACAGCATATAATCCGGCATCCCGACGCGGTTCATGGCGCTGTCTTTGCGGATCTGCTTGTAGAGCAATCCCAGCGCCTTGGTGCGCTGCATTTCGACTACAGGGTCTTTCCAGATGGTCGCGCGCCCGTGGTAGATCAGTCCGGCATCGGTATGCGCCTTGATAAGATCGCCAGAGAAATCTTGCAGTCCGATTGCCCCGTCCCGGCCCTTGCGCATGGGCAGATCGGTGCAGTGGACGCAGACGATCCGCCCCGGTTTCATGACGCGGGTCAGGGCTTCGGCGAAGAATGAATACTGGTTCATGAACGCGGCACCCGTGCCAGCGTTACCCAAGTCTCTCTCGCTGTCCGAATAGACGAACAGGTCGCCAAACGGGGGCGAGAAGATCGCGCAGTCAACGCTGCTTTCAGGCATTGCCCACATTCCTTCGATGCAGTCGGAATTGTGGATTGCCCATCCTGGGCCGCTGTATTCGGGCTGTTTCACGCTTTATCTCCCTTGATCCATGACGGAAATGCCAAGTCTAGCGGACGTTCATATTTGACGCGCCGCTGCACATCGGATTGAGCCGCGCGCATTGCATCGGCCATGCGCCGCTTCATCTCGTCGTGATTCTTTGACTTGACGTTGATGACTTCCCAGATGCTCGCCTCGGTGTCGCTGATCACAATGTCATTGCGGACGGTTTCGGATTGTCCGAAACGATGCGACCGGCGGACGGCCTGATAGTGCTGCTCGTATGAAAAGCTGATCGAGGCAAACACAGCATGGGCGCAGTGCTGCCAGTTGACGCCAAATCCGGCCAGCTTTGGCTTGGTCACGATGGCGCGGTATTGACCATCAGCAAATCCAAGCAGCCGCCGCTCTTTCTCGTCGGGATCAAGCGCGCCATGCACTTCGATTGCCCCGGGGATCATCTTGGCAAGCGCTGCGCTTTCCTCGTTGGTTTCGCACCAGACAGTCACCGGTTTGTCGTGCGTGGCCAGTTGCGCCGCCAATTCGCACCGCTGCGAAAGGGTCAGTCGCTTTTCCTCGTGGAAGCTGGTCGCGCTCATTTCCGGAATGCGAAACAGCATCCCCTCGGCCACGTTCTGATGACGATCTGCCACGACCTCGTGAATGGTGCGGACAACATCGGGAAGGACGTAGCCGGTATCATCGCCGCCAAGGTCAGACGGCAGCGTAGCGCAGCGCGACCATGACGCGACGAATGCCCAAAAGCTTTCGACCGCGTGGCCCTTCAAGCGCCAGTCCTGGGATGCGGTCGAAGTGTCATTGATGAACCACTTGGACAGCATTTCCTGCTGCCGCATGACACCGAGGAACTCCGCATGGTTGCCGAGTTCGGTATGGTCATTCGGCGACGGCGTGGCGGTCGCTGCCAGCTTGTAAGGCGTCGCCGCGAAAGCATCCTGCATGATCGCCCGCGTCTTGCCTGCGTAGCTTTTCAGGATGCTGCTCTCGTCGAGGATGACCGCGCCGAAGCATGACGGGTCCAGCTTCGGCAGCCGCTCGTAGTTGGCGACCATGACGCCAGAACCGACCTCGTGCTGTTCGCGGATCTGCCGTGCGTCAATCCCGAACTTCTGACCTTCGCGGATCATCTGACCGGCCACGGCCAGCGGCGTCAGGATCAATGACGGCTTGCCGGTCTCTTCTGCGCACTGGCGGGCAAACTCCAATTCGATGAAGCTTTTCCCAAGGCCGGTATCGAGGAACGCAGCCGACTTGCCACGTTCCAAGGCAAACCGCAGAACGGCCTCCTGGTGCGCCTTGGCATTCGCATTGATCGGGCGCGGTTCAAATCCGGCCTTGGCCATGGTGCCAGCGCGCGATGCGATGAAGTCACGATATGCTTGCAGGGTCATGCGATCCACCTTTGGAACGCCCACCGGATCGCGTAGGACCGCGCAAACGACAGGCAGAAGAACATGGCAGTCACGGCCAGCGATCCGGCGGCGCTGTAGCCGAGGACAAAGAACGTCGCGGCCCAAGACACCAGAAGGCCGATGACGGCGTTGCAGAGGCTTTCCAGCGCGATCATTGGCTCACCTCGCGGCACCAGCCCATGAACGCCAGCGACGGCTCGCCATTGTCTGCAATGAGGTTGTCGCGCTCGGCCAGGATGGCGAAGCGTGCAAGCTGGGCGTCCGTCACGCGCGGGAACATGCGGCGCAACTCGTCGCGCCAGTCGCTGCGAAGGGAAAGGCGGCGAAGGATGCTCATGCCCGCCGCTCCGCCATGATTTCGCCAGCCAGATAGGCCAGCGCTTCCAGCGTGATTTCTGCCCAATCCTTCTCGGGCCATTCCTGGCCGAAGGCGCGACCGATGGCCGACATGGGCAGCGCGACATGCACGTCACGCCGGTCGTATTGGTAGACTACGACGGGGATAAGCCCGTTCTTCTCGGCGGCGCGCATGGCTTGCGCTTTCCATCCCGGCTTGCATCCGGTGCCGGTGGCATAGCGCTTCAATTCGAGGCTGAACGGCCATGCGGGATCGTCTGGCAATAGGTCCGGCTCATCCTTTTCTTGTGTCTGCTTCAAGTTGCGCCTGAACCGAACGCCGGTAAGCGCTTCAAGTTGGGCAGCGGTGTCCCGTTCAAAACGAGCGCCCTTGGCGCGGCTGTTAATGGGCTTGGCGGTCACGGCTACATTCCTTGCCACTGAAAAAGGATGATCTGGCCGGCAAACCCTTCCTCGACCGTCACGCCGCAATCTTCCGGGTCGCAGGTCACGCCGGGCGGAACGATCAGGTCGATCCGATCCGCGCCGGTCACGGGGTCTTTCTCCCAGGTAAACCGCGCCTCGACCGTCAGCAGGTCGCCCATGCTGAGGGGGTAGGTGCCGTTGTTCGACCCGTTGTTCACATACTCATTGACGAAGGTGACGACGGCCAACTCGCCCGGCTGGTCGGATGGTTCGATGGTTACGGTTGTCGTGCTGCTTGCCGACTGGCCGTTGATGTAGACGCCGCCGATCTGGATTGTTTCGCCGAAGGCCGCGCCGGTTACAGCGCCGAGAACGCCGAAGATGACCGATCCGTAAAAGAACGCGCGCCGCGCCTTGCGGGCAGCTTCGCCGTGCGGGAAAACCTCCATCTGCGGCAGGGGCGTGCTATCCTGCGTGGGGTCGTAATAACTGCGCTGGGTCATGCCTCGGCCTCCGCGTTCATGCGGCCAGCGGCAATCTGCTCGCCGATAATTACGGCAGCGGCTGCCGTGCCAAAAAGGTGGAAGCCATTCGGTCCGTAATCATCCAAGGAGACAGTGCGGATGCGGTCGGACCAGCCTGCGTGTTGGATGATTGCTCGCACGCGGTTGATATCCTCGCCGATGGCCTCGGCAATCTCTGCGTTCGTAACGTTCCATTCGAGCGGCTGGCAGTATTGCCAGATGCGAAAGCGCAATGCCTGCGTGCGTGCCTTCATTGCCGGTCCCTCCGATTTGTGATGATTTCCAAGGCCGCGACGATCCCGGCGGTCAGGACGCCGCACGCGATCAGGCCGATGGCGAGAAGTGCGGTTGTCATGCCGCCTCCATCCAAACGCGGGCGGTCGGGAAGGTCTGGACGGCGTAGGCAACCGCCCAGCCTTGCGGGCCTGTCTTGCCGTGCCACCAGTTCCGCGCGGTGTGTTCGTCGACGCTGAAGAAGAACCCGACATGCGCCGCGCTCTGGAAATGCGCGCGCAGGAAGCCGATCCACCGCTTCGGATAAACCCGGCGGAAGGCGTATGGATCGCATGGCCGACCGGAGAAAGTTCCGGGCGACAGGCCGGCGGCTGCAGTGCTAATTGTTTCCGTATTGGAAACGAGGTATTCAGATGCTGCCGAAGCCGAGAGATGATTGGATACTGCGCCGGGCATCACTGCGCCCCCGCTTCAAGTCTGGCGATGTAGTCGCGGACCTTGGCGGCAGTCTCGGGCCAGACGCGCTTGCCATCCTTGAGGCGGGCGTAGAAGCGACCGCCTTGCCCGGCGCGTTCGCCCAGGGTGGAAGGCTCAATGCCGAGCCGTGCCGCTGCGGCTTCCATCTCGGCGCGAAGGGTGATGGTGAGAGATATGTGTTCCATGCCCGGCACCATAATGTGATTTTTCACACGCTGCAAGCGGAAACTTCACATTTCCCCTACGGCCCGCGCGGCGCTAGACCGTGCAGCATGGATGCAAGTCATCTCTTCCGCGCAAATCTGTTGCGCTTGATGGCAGAGAAGGGGCTGCGCGCCGCTGAGGTATCCAAGCGCGCAGGGCTGAACGCTAGGGCCATCAAGGATATCGAGGAAGGCCGCGTGGTATCGCCTAAGCTATCCACAGTCTTTGCGCTGGCTAAGGCGTTAGGCGCCGATCCTGGCGAGATGATTGGCCTGGGGCCTCGCAGTCAGGTGCTGCCGGAGTTGCAGCAATTTCTTGCTCAATACGACGAAGATGAGCAAGCACAGCTTCTACAGGCGCTTTCCGCCCTGCCACCGAAGCGCACCTAAAAGCCACAATCGCAATCGCTAATTGGTAGTCCGTAAGCCGGTCGATTTCGCCCATACGGCGAACATAGGCCAATCGCCTCTGACATGAAAATGTGAAGTTTCTCACTTTTCCCCTTGACCATGTGAAATTTCACAGCGTATAGTCTCCCCATAGGCCCACAACGGGCAAGGGAGCCGACGACATGACCTTCCCCAGCTTTTACGCCGAATGCGCCTACCGCGACGGCCAGCGCGACGCAGCCGCCGGTCACGACCGCAGCCGCGCGTCCTACATGCGCCACGGCGATCCGGAGCCGGTCGGGATGCACTGGTATCTTGCTGGCCGGAAGGCAGCGTGATGCAGAAGCTTCGCGTCCTTGATCTGTTTAGCGGCATTGGCGGCTTCAGCCTTGGCCTTGAACGGACCGGCGGCTTTGAAACCGTCGCCTTCTGCGAAATTGAACCTTTCCCACGCCGCGTGTTGGCGAAGCATTGGCCGGAGGTGCCTTGTTATGAAGATGTTCGCACCCTCACCGCAGCAAGACTTGCTGCCGATGGAATTGCCGGAGTCAACGTCATCACAGGAGGCTTCCCGTGCCAAGACCTTAGCGTCGCTGGAAAGCAGCGCGGCATGGGCGAAGGCACCCGCAGCGGCCTCTGGTCCGAGATTGTCCGACTTACTCGCGAGTTACGACCCGATTACGTCATCGTGGAGAACGTCGCAGCGTTGCTTGCTGGCCCAAGTGAACGGCGAGGCGGATGGTTTGGCCGAGTTCTCGGAGACTTGGCCGAGTGCGGGTATGATGCGGAATGGGAGAACATACCGGCGTCAGCCTTGGGCGCTCCCCATCGCAGAGAACGTATCTGGATCGTGGCATGGTCCGCAGTCGGACGGAACGTGGCCGACCCCCACCAAATCGGACAGGTCCGGGCGCCAAACGCCTGGATCGGCATTGGGTCTGAAGAAAGCCGTGAACGGCTGGAGGAAGGATGGGACGCGCGAGTTCTTCCCCACGCCTCGGAACTGCTCGGCAATGGCGGCGACGATTACGCCGGAATCCGCATGGGAGCCGGGCCGCTTTCCCAACTTGGAAACGGTGGTTGGGCGCAGATTATGGCCCACGCCGACAGCCAGCGAGGATGCGGCGGGCAGGCCTGGCAGCAGGATGCAGAAGATGCGGGGCAACCACCCGGACATTCGCGGCACTACGGAAGAGGAATGGGCCAGTGGGTCACTGAACCCGACGTGGGTCGAGTGGCTAATGGGGTTCCCAATCGGGCACACAGACTTGCAGCGCTCGGAAACGCCGTAGTCCCGCAGATCCCCGAGTTGATCGGCCACGCAATCCTGCAAGCGAGGGCGGCAGCATGACCCGCCCGACCGACTACTACACCGCCATGAGGCTCTTCTACGGCCATCGCGGCTGCATCGGCTGGGGCAACATCACGGACGGCCCCGGCGATCTGGACGAAATCCTTGCCGACCTGATCACGCTGGCAACGGTGTCGCCGATCATCACGAACGAACAGCCATCCTTGCAGACGCTGATCGTCTGGCGGTTCCAAGCCGACACGCCGCCCCGCGATGTGACCGAAGATGTTCTGAACATGCTGGCCGACCGGCTGGCACAGATGGAGGATGAAGCCTATGCGTGACTTTACCGTGTTGTTTCTGGTGGCCCTGACGGTCGCGCTTCTTGGCGACATTTCCAGCGGTATGGATCGCGGCAACCTGATCGGGTGGCTGCCATGACCCGCCACACGATCACCCGCGAAGTATCCGTCACAGAAGGCAACAGCCGCTGGCTTACAAGGCTTTCATGGGTCGAAGTCCGCTACACCTTCGACGTGCTGCCGGGCCGGAAAGCTGTCACTTGGGCGAATGCGTCCGGTGGCTTCAGCCCCGAGGAAGCGCCCGCTGTCGAACTGGTCGAGGTCGCGATCCGCACCCACCGCAAGCACGAGTTCACGCCGGTTGATGGCGTGGCGTTTGACGCCTTCTCGGCTGACCTCTCGGACAAGTGGTTCCTGGAACAGATTGAAGAGGATGCGGCATGACCGCCCCGCGCATTGTGACCAGCAAGATCGACGCTGGAGGCTTTGTCATCTGGCAGGCCTGGGATGATCGGCTTGGCGCTGACGCCAGCCCCATCGGCGACGGGCCGACCGAGGCCGACGCGATTGATGACCTGATGTGGATGCTTGAGGAAATGGAGGCAGCACGATGACCGACCTGAGCAAGATCACGACGCCGTTCGGCTTGCTGGACGAACAAACGCGCGAGGCACTGAAGGCGCACGGCGGGCCTTATGAGTTTTTCAACGGCAGCGCGTTTGTGCTTAGCTTGAGCACTACGCTGGAGAACATTGACGACGGTTTGACCTACCGCGTCAAGCCGCAGCCGCCCAAGCCGCGCGAATGGTGGGCCGTCGGCAAACACCTGCACGACAATGTGGAAGAAGCACGCAGTTTTCGGATCGCCTGTGCCGATCTTTCAGGGGATCAAAGCCACCTCACCTCGCCAATCGTCCGCGTTCGCGAGGTGCTGGAATGACCGCCGTTCACGCCTTCCCGCTGACGCCGGAAATGGAAGCCCGCCGCGCGCGTGCCGAGATTGTGGCCGCTGCCTATGCGATCCTTCGCAGCGGCTTGCCGCACGACCGGGCGACGCTGCGTGAAGCCGCTGTCCAGTTGATGACGTGGGGCGACGAGACGGATTGGACAGAAGGCTACCGCGTCATGCGGCTGCTGTCGCCGCTTGAGCCGCCGCCATACAGCGCCGGGACCGGCATGATCCGCACGGTGCTTGCCGGGGCGTTTGCCGCTGTCGTGATCGGCTGGGGCGCGCTGTTTGTGATGCTGGTGCCATAACCCCATCCCCCATGCCGCCAGGGGGTTGTGATGGCGGCAAGTCCTCCTCCCTGGGGACGCCAAACTTCCCCGGCTGCGATGTCCTCCCCGCAGCCGGGGCTTTTCAAAGGATCAACGCATGACCCGCCTCACCCTGATCGCCGCGCTGCTGTTGTCGGCCTGCGGGCCGAACACTGCGCTAGGCCCGACCGTGACGCTGGACGAGAACAGCGCCCCGCAGCCCGTGCGGAACTACACATGGCCGACGCCCGCCCTGATCGGCAAGCCTTGCATTGGCCAGGGGCCGGGCTGCTACGGCGGCACGTTCAAGCCGCCGGGATATGTGCCAACGAAACAGACAGAGAAGGGGAAGTGAGATGAGCGAACAAACCGTTTCAGTTGAAATGACGGACGATCAATTCGCCGTTTTTCGGGCACATCAGGAGGCGCACAATCAGGCCATGCAATCGCTTGCGGCGGAGCAGATGATGCACGCCAAGCGGTGCGCCGATTATGCGGCAGACCCCAAGCCGCCAATCGCCCTTCGCGACTGGTTCGCGGGGCAGGCGCTGGCGGGGATACTCGCTCATTATGGCTGCGACCCAAAGGACAATGCGAAAGCCGCTTACGAGCAGGCCGACGCCATGCTTGCCGCCCGCGAGGCCAGCCATGACTAACCAACCCGACATCAGCCCCGAGGGCGTGGCGAAGATGCTGGACGGCGTGACGCCGGGGCCTTGGACCGCTGAACCGCACGAAAATGAAGATACGGCCAAATACTTTTGGTATGTGGTCCACGGTGGGATCATCTTTGAAGTGGAAGACCTTAGCGACAATGTGCTTGCGACGGCTGTAGGCTCACGCACAACCGACCGGCATGAACGCAACGCCCGCTTCATCGCCTACGCCCGCGAAGCCGTGCCAGCCCTCTCCACCCGGCTGGCAGAGGTGGAGGCGGAGCGAGACAGCGCGCTGCGTCAGCTTGGCAGGGCGGATCGTCTAGCCGAAGCCGCCGAGACGAGGGTGGCGGAATTGGAGGCGGTCATCGCCAATGACGCAGACTGGAAGTTTTCCGCAAAGCGTCGCCTTCAGCTTTTCCGGGAGCAGCGCTCCCGCGCCGAAGCCGCCGAGGCTGCGCTTGCCGCAACGTGTCAATGCGAAGCTGCCTCAACCATCCGGTGGGAGACCAAGCTTGCCGCGTCCGCGGTGTCAATTCCGACAGGGCCTGGAGGGTTCGTTGGCGACGTATGGTTCGGCCATCCGACAAAACGGACGCTCGGAACGCACAAATGGTCTGGGTCAGAGTGGGTGGAGTTACCTTCTGAGCTTGACAGTGTTTTGCAGCTTTTATCGGAAGCCCGACAGAAGCTTGCCGCATCAGAGGCGCGGGTGAAACGGCTGCGGGAGGCGTTGGAGTTCTACGCTGACTTGTCAAGTGAGGGGCCTTGGCACCTGCCCGGCGAAGACTACGGGAAGCGTGCTCGCTCCGCCATTGAGAGGCACCTCACGGATTACGAGGTTAAGATGGCCCAACTGAAAAAGGACTTCCCCAATGGCACCTAAGGACACCGGCTTTCATCCGTCCGACGCAGATTGGACCCGTGGCCGTGAGCAAGCCATTGCGGACGCAAACGCCCTTGCCCGCCGCCAGATCGGCATGATGCGCAAAGTAACCATCGCCGCCCTTGAGGAGACCAAACCATGACCGCGCCGGATTTCATTTGGGCTTGGAAGGAAGATCAAGGAGACGTGTGGACAGGTGAATGGGCGCCTGTCGGCGATAAGAATGCTCCATACGAGGCGCAAGAGTTCGTCCGCCGCGACCCCGCCGTTCTGGCCGAGTTGCCCGAGGTCAAGACCCTCGTCGCTGTGGCGGTGGAAGGGGCGGCTATTGTAGCGCGCGACCGCTACATGGTCTGGGGCAGAGAAGGGGATGACTGCGAAGTCAACTGCGACTTCACGGCATGTCAGGACATTGCAGCCGCCATCCGCGCCCTCACCCCAGCCGACCACAAGGCAGCACTGGACCGGATGCTGCAAGAGCGCGAGCAACGCGGGCGGAACGGGGCGCTGCGGGAGGCGGCTGACGAATGGCTTAATGTGCGCGCCGAGGGCAGATTGGTTATGGCGGCGCTCATTGCTTATTCTGACCGCATCCGCGCTCTGATCCAGGAGGCCCAGCATGACCCGGCTTGACGCACTCCGCGCCGCCAGGATCGCCGCGCAGTTGGAGGGGATGGGATGAGGGATCGTGCAGAGCCGAATTTTGGCCACCATTATTCCCATTGCTACGGCGTCCGTATCGACGGGTGGGGCGACGGTCCGTTGCTGATCCGTTACAACGAACGCGAATGGTGGTTTGAATTTTCCGAAATGTGGGGGCCAACGCTTCTGCGGAAGCGCGATCTGCAACCATCTGACAAGCAGCCGATACGCGAAGATGACCCGTTCTGGGCACCATTTCAGTTGTGGATGTCCGGCGGAAGGCGTTGCCGCGCCGTCTGGTCTCGCGCAACGCGACATCCGCGCCGCATTAAATACTGGGTTTGCCACGTCCCGAAGGTGCACAAGCCATGACCGCCCGCGTCATCATCCCGCCAGCCACGCTGCGCGCCGCCGCGCTGGAGGCGAAGGCCAACGGCGTTGTCGTGACGATCACGATGCCGGATGGCACGGTCTGCACAGTTGCGCCCGCGACAAACGCGGGGCAGCATGATCCGACCGAAGCCGACCAAATCAAATGGGGCGCGCGGTGAAGAAAAGCCTGCCGCCATACTGCTACCCCAAGGGCGCAAAGGGCTACATCTACTTTGTGCGGCGCGGGATGTGCCAGCGGATCAAGGCCGCGCCCGGAACGGCAGAGTTTGCGGCGGAGTATGCCTTGCTCATGAAGGGCAAGGCGGCGCCATCCAAGACAACATTCCGCGCGCTGATCGAGGCTTACCGCAAATCGCCGGAATGGGCGAAGCTGGCCGCGAACACGCGCAAGTCATACAGCCGAAGCATGGATTACATCCTGGCCTATGCCGGGAACGTAGACGTGCGGACGTTTCGCCGTCGCCACGCCTTTGACATGCGGAACGCGCTGGCCGACAAGCCGACAACGGCTAACCGGCGGATCGGGTTCCTGAGCGCGCTGCTAAAATGGGGCGTGAATGCTGACTTCTGCGCCGTCAACGTAGCGGCCAAGATCCCCGAACTGGACGCCACCGGGCGCAAGCGCGGGCCTTGGCCGCAAGACTTGGTTGATGCGTTCAGGGAGCACGCCACGGGCCGCACGGCGCTATTGTTTGACCTGCTGACCGAGACGGGGCAGCGGATCAATGACGTGCTGTCCATGCGCTGGTCGGACCTGGACGGCGACGGCATAAGCCTGACGCAAACCAAGACCGGCCACACAATCTACATCCCCTTGACCGCGCGGCTGCGGGCGTCACTGGCCCAAGCGCCGCGCAAGGGGCTTTTCATCGTGGCTCAGGATAACGGCTTGCGGGTCGGGTATAATCTCGCATGGAAGGATATCATGGCCGTTCGGCGCGAGATCGGGGCCGAGGATTACGACATCCACGCGCTGCGCCATTATGCAGCCTCGCAGATCGCCGCCCTGCCCGGCATGACCGCCGACCACGTTCGCGCGATCACGGGTCACAGCGCGGTCGATATGGTGCGACTGTATTCGGGCAAGGCCATGCAGAAGGCGCGCGCCAAGGAAGCCCAGGCCGCGCGGAACGGAACAAAAACAGACCGTGAATCTTGAAACGGCTTTTGAAACGCCGCGCGGCGGATCAAGAAAATCAAGCACTTGCGCGCGAATGAAGGTGGTTGAGGATTATATCGCCTGTCGTTTCTCGCCAATGACTTAGGCCGGAAAATTTCCACGGACAAACCGAAAACGAACCGGGAATTTTGAAATGCCTTCACCCCACCCGCTCCAGCGGATCATGCGCCGACAGCACCCGACCAGAATGACGGTGGAACACCTCAGCCTTGAAGGTGCGCCGCCCGGTCCAGGTTGATCCGTAGGCATCGGGCGGGCAGAAGGCGTCAAGCTGCTCCCAGTGGACGCCGCCGATGCGCTGCGCCGCCATCTGGTGCCGGTGGCCGGTGTAGGCATAGCGGTGCGGCGCTTCGGTCCAGAACGGGCATTGATCGGCAAGCCGCATAACCATGTCCTGCGGCTTCATCTTGTCGCCGTGATGGGCGAAGATGGACGCGCGCCCCCATTGGAACATGAACAGATCACGCGGGTCTTTGATGACCGTCACGTCCGCTTGCCGGAAGCGTTCATGCAGGGCGAAGGTCAGGTAAAGGTGGGAATGCTCGTCATGGTTGCCGCGCAGCACCCGCACGGTCACCTTGGCCGACTTGCTGAGAACCCGTTGGATGACCCAATCAAGCGCGCGGATCGCGGTGTCGATTGTCTTGAACACGCGCCCGTCCACGTCCAGCTTGTGCTTGTGCGCCGGGGTCTGCGCGGTGTTGTCGTCGGCATGGAAGAAGTCACCGCCAATCAGAATTACCGAATGCGCGGTAAACGGCAATAATGCCAGGACGCGCTCGAACGCGCCGATCAGGTCATCCTCGGCAAGCTTCAGATCGTAGTCATGCCCGCCGGTTTCCTTGCCCCATGCGTGCATCCCCCAATGCACATCATACAGCGGCCAGAGGGCGCAGAGGTCATCCTGGACGCGCTCGGGCGGCGTGACGGCAGGCGCGGGCGGGATTTCGGCGAACGCCTCGACCATGCGGGCCAGAATGTCCTCTGGCTCCACTTCGGACGGCTTCAGCAACACCGAATAACCCGGCTCGCCGTCCTTTGCCGGAACCTTCGCCCATGCCAGCGCGGGGATCATGTCTGTGCCGACGGCCCGCATACTGTCGGCAATGGCGGGGTCCAGGCTTACGCGCTTTAGGGATTGGCGAACTGTCTTTGGGTCGATTCCGAGTTCCCGCGCAACCGCCATTTTTGATCCGAGGCGGGTATAGGCGTCAAAGATTTCCTGCTGACGGGGCGTCATGCATCATCGCCTTGCATAGTTTCTGGGAATGGTGGTGTCAGGTATCGTCGCCGGGGATAGGCGCGGCCTGCATCTCGAAGGCTTCGCCAGCCGCGACAATGCACGCTTCGCCGTTCGGCTTGACCTCTAGCGCGGTCCAGCCGCCGGTTTCGGCGACGGTGATAATCAGCACATGGCCGCCCATCAGCGCGGTCACGCGCGGGGCCTCGGCGTAGTTCGTGGCCAGCCCGGCCAAGGCATCGGCCACCGGGGCGCATTGCTCTTGCGCGAAGGCCGGTGCTCCGAAGAGACATGCCACCAGCGCCAGGATCGGCAGACCGGCAGGCCAGCGCAGCCGATGCGGCGATGGTGTCGCCCGCCATTCGCGGTTGGTGCTGTCGATCCATCCCTTGCCATTGAGCCACAGGACCGCATGGCGCGGCAGGACGCGGTTAACCGGCGAATGCGCGCGCCAGATCATCGCGCGGCCCGTCAGGATGGCACGCCACGGCTTGCCGTCCGTTGCCAGCGACAGGACCGACCAAGCGAAGTCCTGGCAATCGCCGGTCGGCTTGGCGTCGCGGCTGACGTTGCGCCACGGTGCGAAGATCGAACCGCCGTGATAGCGGAAGGCGCGGGCGAAGGCGGTGATGGGGTCGCTCATTTGCACGCCGCATCCCGTTGCCGGATGACCAGATCGCCGGTCCTTAGCGCCGCCTCGTCCGGTGTCACGGCCAGCGCGGCGGCATGGGCCTTAATGCCCGCCTCGGATGCGGTGCAGTAGCCCTCAAGGCTTCCCGGCGCGCT